GTTCTGCCAAGGGCACTGATGATGTCAACGGCAACGTTGGCGGCAACGGCAATCCTACGACCTTCGGCACCTACCTTTCTGGCAACGCTGGTGGCGGTGGCGCGGGCGGAACAGCAGCAGCGGGTGCGGGTGGTGCAGCGGGCGCAGGACTGCTGTCTACGGGCGGTGGTGGCGGCGCAGCCAGCACGACCGGACTCGTCGGTGCGGCTGGTGGTCAACCAACCTATGCCAGTGCTGGCGGCGGCAGCGGCGGCGGGATCACCACGGGTGATGTCGTGTCCAACGGTGGCGTAGGTCGCGCTACCGCAACGAACGTAAATAGCGCGCTGTCGGACTATGCGACTACCGGCGCGGCTGGTGTTGCCCCCGGTGGCAACGGCGGCAACGGCAGTCCCAACCTTGCGTTGCGCATGGGATCGGGCGGTGGCGGTGGCGCATCAAGCAAGACGGCAGCAGCGGGTGCTGGTGGCAACGGTGGCGGCTACGGTGCTGGCGGTGGCGGTGGCGGCGCATCGCTCAACGGATTTGCTTCCGGCGCAGGCGGTAACGGTTCCGATGGTTACTGCATCGTCGTTTCATACTGAGGACTGAACATGCGAGTTGCATTGATCCGCGCAGGCTTCATCGAAAACATCATCGTCGCACCAAGCGTGGACTTCGCGCAGACGCTTGGCTACGATTCGGTTGGCGAGATTGGAGCGCGCACAGCGAACGGATGGATGGTCAACGGCGTGGACGTTCCGCTGAAACCGGAAAACACCGAAGCACTCAACGCGCAGAGCATTCGCAATGGCTTGGCGCAGACGATGAACGATATGGATGCGATTCTCGCTGCGTCCAGCATGACTACTGCGCAGACGCTGCAGGCATTGAAAGCGATTGCGCGTGGCGTCAAGCGCGGCGCACGCGTCATGCTGCAGGACTTTTCTTCCGATCAATAAAAAGCCCCAGGGGTCATAACTCCCTAGGGCTAGTGCCGCTGCTGATGGCCAGCGAAGCGAAAGCGGCGGCGAGTCAAATTTAACGGTGCTATTCCGGCGCGTCAAGTTCCCGATCATGCGCGGCAGCGTACAACTCCTGCGCAGCGTGGCCCAGGTCTTTCAGGCGCACGCGGAACGTAGCGCACTCCGCCATGTAGACCCAGCCGCCACGATAGATCAGGCAGCAGCGCACGCCGTTGGCTTCCTTGTAGGCGCGCTCGTACTCACTCAGGGCGTTGTCTACGGCGATCACGCGATCCGCGCGGGCTGCGTCGAGCCGAGCGCGCCGCGCCCCCGCCTGGCGCTCCCTGTGCTGCCGCATGCGCTTGGCGTAGCTGTTATTCATCAGCGAGCATCCGGTAGTCCGCGATGTCCCACTGCCAGCCGTCGCGCGAGGGGTTGGCCTGTTCCCAACGCGATGCGCCGTCCTTCATGCGCACCATGATGCACGCGCCCTCTTCGTGCGCAGCCAGCAGCTTGCCGCGCTTTGCGCGCTCTTCCTCTTCGACGCTGGCCACGGGCTGCAGCAGGTTGTATTGCGCAACGCGCAGTTCGATGGACACGCTGGTCGGCGCGCAGTCAACATCGGGCACCTTCGGCGTGATGCAAATGACATCCTGCAGTTCGCGCCCGTTAAGCGTGACAGTCATCGACTGATCCTTTTCCATCTGGACGGTGACGATGTTGGTCGGTTCGTTCATTGCGTAACTCCCAGGTCAGTGAGCATATTTTTTGCCACGGTGATGTAGCGGTTGTAGTCGATGTCGGGCGGCAGCGTTGTCGGCAGTCGCATGATCGGAGTTGCACCCTCGCTGCCCGCTACCTTGTCGCCGGTTTCCTTGACGCCGATGTAGCCGGGACGGCCACTGTAATACCAGCGCAGTGCCTTGCCTAGATAGCGTCCTTCGCAGATGGCGATACCTGCAGGCAAATCGACTGCGCCCGCCTTACAGTTGCGAACCTGCAGGAACTTTCGAATATCAGTGCAGGACCGGATGGTGTGTTCAATCGGAGCACCGTCCCTGAGATAAGCCACAACGGCATCGGCACAAATATCTTTATCTGGATGCTTTCCCTGTGGGCCACTGAGTAGTCCTCCCTGGTTGAACACGCCTTTGCGCTTGACCTTGCCATCGGTGCCGATAGCGATGTAGTTGTTGACATCGCGCATGTAGATGCTGCGGTAGGGCGTGTACTCCATCTGCAGGCCGGTAGTGCGCTCCCACCATTGCACGATGCCCTGCGCGATTTCATCGTAGCCGTGCGGGATCAGCAGCACGATGCCATCGGTGTTCGCGCTCGCCACGCGGATGCCGCTGAGTTCCATCATTTCAATCAGCATCAGCAAATCCAACTGGCCGGTCAGCGTGACGCGGATGCCCAACTCTGGCGCGAAGAGGATGCTGTATTTGGAGAACAGCTTGCCGAAAGTTCCGTTGAGAACAATTTTCAGGCCATCGCTTTCGGTCATTTCGCCTGCGTCCTTCGCAGCCAGGCGACGGTCGAACACGCGGCGGTAAATTTGCTGGAAGCCTGGACCCAACTGTTCGGGATACATGCCGAGCGTGAGGATCAGCGACGGATAGTAGCTGCGAACATCGACATCCTTCACCGTCACAACGCCGGGGATCGTGCTGTAGTTGACGCTGGACTCTTGCGAATGCAGGCCACCGATGCCGATGCGGTACACGCCCTGGCCGATGCGGATGTCCAGTCCAGCTAACTCGCGGGGAATCTTTACGCCCGTGCGAATCTTCGGCGGCTCCCACTGCAGCACGTTGCCATCGACATCGCACAGCCAGGTCGCTTTCGCCGCAGTGAATCCGAGCGCGATGGCTTCCTCGCGGTCATTGACTACGAACTTCGCCGTACTGGCGATGCGCAACAGTTCCTGCAGTTGCGGCGTCACGAATCGGATGTACGCGGGCGGCTCGTAGTTGAAGCTGTAGCCATGCGGGATGTAGCGGCGGTCAGGCGTGAAGGTCAACTGCGCCTTGATCACGGCTTCGGCAATCTGCGCATCCGACTTGCTGCGGACATCGACGCCGTACTGCGCGCTGATCGCTTCGCGCAACTGCAGTCGGCCCGCCAACTCTTCGCGCAGCAGACCCGTGCCATCTAGATCGTTGTCGCAATAGAACGACACGTTGACGCGTTCGATGGGACTGATGGGCGAGTCGAAGGGAACGGGGATGTCCTGCATCGTCGGCGCGTGGATGCGACCCATATACATTTTCAGGCCGATGGCCACGCCAGGCGCAACGTCGAACAGATCAACGTGATCAATCCACTGCGGAATGTCGATGCCGTAGTGACGCAACATATCCCACCACTTCATGCGCTGGACGATCAGCAGATCGTTTGCTTCCTTCAACTGCGCTTGCGTTGCGCCGTAGAGCGCCAGTACCAGGATCGGCAGATCGTAGTTGATGCCGTTGAAGGTGTAGATGGTGTAGCGGTTGAGCAAGTCAACCAGCGTCGGCAGGTCCAGCTTGTCGCAACCGGGGTACAGCGGGAAGTTGTAGATCACGCCGGTCGCGCGATCCTTGCATTTAATCTGGAAGAAATCGAAGAGGTTTTCGATGTCGAGTTCAAGCGCGGGACGGATCACGGAATGCTCCTGCAGTACGCGCATATCATCTGCCCGTGATGCTCCCTGTATTCGCTAGAGCCGCACGATGCGCACTCGCTGCGCGCAGGCGGGCGTAGCAGCGTGATGGTTTCGGGACCGACTTCGCCTATCGCCATTGTTCGTGCTTCATCGCGCGTGAGCAAACCGGACGAAACGAAGCGCCGCGCCGTGTCATAAATGCAGGTGATTTCTACTATCGCTCGCTTGGTCACAGGCGATACACCACTGTCGCCAGGAACACGACAATCGCTAGCGACGATACGAAGGTGCGGTGATTCAACACCAGCTTGCGGTCGAACAGATTGTTCAACACTGCAATCAGCATCAGCGCGCAGGCGCACAGGAAGAGAGCGAACAGCACTAGGCCGATGAATACATTGAGCGCCATAAAAAGACCCCGTAGGATTAGTACGGGGTCAAGGTAACAGCAGTTGACACTATTTGCAATCTGCTACGGGGCCATCATCCCGTGCTGGATCAGCGCGGCGTCCGTCCAGCCTGCCGCGATCATCGCTTCATAGCTCGCGCCGAGCGCAGCCGGGAGCATGACCTTGCCCTGCTGGACCGGGGGCGGCGGGGGCGGCGCAGCGACGGCACCGGGGATCGGCGGGCCAGCGACGGCGGCTGCAGGCGGCAGGGGCGGCGCAGCGCCAACGGGCGGGCCGCTGGCAGCGCCAGGCATCGGCGGGGGAGCCAGAGCCGCACCGGGCACGCCCGAGGCCGCAGGAGCGCCCACAGGCGTTGCACTGGCACCAGCCGGGAGGGCTTCGGCGGCGACCGGGGCAGCGCCCAGCACCTTCGACGCATCCGGGCCGCTGGTGATTTCCGGGCCGAAGGCGACCCACTCCACCAGGTTCGGGGACAGATACAGTCCCGGCTTGTTGACGCGATCATCCGCCTTCACGCCGTTGCCAGCGATGTTGATGTTGACGCGCACGAAATGGCCGCGCTTGATGATGCTGTCGGGGTCTTGCAACTGCTGCGCCGGATCGTAGGCGCCCGCGCGGTAGCACTTCGGCGGATAGCGCGTGGCCAGCTTGAAAATCCAGTGGCCCGCGAAGCCCGCCTTGTCACCGACCGACTTGCCCGTGGTGTCCTTGCCGTCGCCGTCTTGGAACTTCCACGCGAACTGCGGATGCGTGCAGTTGCCAGCGGCATCGAACAGGTGCGGGAATTCGGCGCGAGCCGTGGCCGTCATCGCAGCGAACAACTCGTTGACGCGCGGGTTGGTCTTTTCGATGGCGATGGCGAAGAAACATTCCTTGATCGGCTGACCGTGTTCGTCCAGCTTCGGCTTGCCGGTCTGCATATCGTTCTTCGTTTGGAGCGTCATGCTGCCTTGAACCAGGCGAGCAATACAGGTGAGCAGTTCCATGTGTGGTTCCTTCGGCTGTGGTTCGGGGTGAAACACGATTTCATCTTCCGCAACGCTCTTCAAAATCTCTGCCCACTCCAAGTCGCTGTTGCTTTTGACGTTGGCAGCGGCGTAGACAAATTCTACGAGCGCATCGAATTGGCGTTGCGACATCATTGTTCGAACACCTTTCTTGCTTTGTTCGGGTCTTGGCGGGTTAGTTTGACTCCCGTAGAGGGTTTGTGGGAATAGGCGTCGAGGATCGCAGCGGGCAGTCCCGTTTTCTTCGCCTGCGTTGGTGTAATCGGTTTTGGATCGTTCAACAGATTGACCTTGAACAGCACGCCGAGCGCGGCGATTTGCGCTTCCATGCCCTCGCGCCAGCGCAAGCGTGCGAACGCCGTTTCCAGTCCCCAATAGGGAACGATCGCACCGGCACGCAGCAGCGATTCGGCCTGTGTTTTCAGGCCAGTGATGCGCGCGTCGAGTTTGCGTGCGGCATCCTCCAGGCGGCGCAGTTCATCACCTACCGCACCGGGCGTGAGTTCCAGCGGCACGCCAGCGTATGCAAGTTCCAACGCACGCAGCGCCGTGTTCTGCAGCGCCACGCACGCATGGCGCGCAGGGCAATCGGTGCAGCCGGGATTCGGGATGCACGGCGGATCAGGCTTGTTGGCATCGGCAACCGCACCAGCGAGGATGTTTGCGTAGGCGCGTAGATCGCTCGCCTTCACGCGCCACTTGCGCACGGGTCCGTCACGGTGATGGCTGCGCGGCTGGCAGATAGTGAATTCAACGAGCAAGTCGCGGTCATCCAACTGCAGCAGCGCGATCAGCGAAAGAACGTAGACGATCATCTGCCAGTTCTCCCACACTTCGACAAAGCGGAAGCCGTACTTCAAGTCGGCAACGCGCAGCAGCTTCATCGTGGGATTGTATGACCACGCATCGGGTGTGCCTTCCTGGCCGGGAATGACCGCAGCGACGGAAATTTTCTGTTCAACGTAGACTTCCGCGCCTTCCCAGGATCGCAGGATGTCAAGGTAAAGATCGACGGCATCGAACATATCGTCATCCAGCACGCGATGGTTCGGGCTGAGTGAGTCGAGTTTGGGAGTGCGGCCATGCCACACTTCGGACGCAAGCCAGTGGCAGGCAACGCCGTCCTCGCGGATTTCATCGTCCGCTTCGTCGGGCGCGTCGGGAAAGTGCGAGCGCATGCGCGCGTAGCCGTTGCACACAACCCATGTTGCGGCTGCGGAAGGGCGCAGGAAAGGAAGTAGATCGCTGGCCATCGGGACTCCGAAAGAAACAGCGCGCGATGTACTGCGCGCTGTGTAGTTGCGAGTGGATCAGGCGATGCCGAGGGCTTGCTTGAAACCGGCGTGGATGGTGGGGACGAGTTGCGGCGCGTGCGCCAAGTTCTGCAGCGAACCATCCGGCACGCCGTAATGCGTCAGCATCTGGCCGATGTACTCGTCGGTCAGGCGACCGTTGGTGTTGGTGGCGCTGCGCGTGTTCTCCGCGAGGAACTTCACCAGGTCGGTGTAGGCCAACTGTTCCGGCGTTGCGGCGGGCGCAGACGGGATCGGCGGCGGACCCGGCATCGCGGGCAGACCGGCAGGCGGCGCAGGCGGCGCGTTGCTGGCAGCAGCGGGCGGAGCAGCGGAGACAGCGGCGCGCAGTTCGGCTTCCACCTTGCTGATCAGTCCCTTGTCAACGCCGCGCTTGTAGCGCCAGGAACCGTCTGCGTTCGTCGCCTTGGTGCTGGCGTGGATGCGTTCGTCCCACGGCAGCGCGGCGCTGGTGGTGGCCGCTTCGCCGCCGACGATGGCAGCAGCTTCGGTGGGAGACAGGCCGCTGTCGAAGCCGAGGACTTCGCGCGCCTGATCGAAGAGGGCATCGACTTCGACGGCGGTCGCGTCGAGTGCGATGGTGATGGTAAGTGCGAGCAGCGATTTGTTGAGGGACATATAAGCCTCGTAGGTTGATGGGTTGTGGGGTTGCCACGGAACAGACGATAGACTAGGATTGACACAATTGCAAGCACCGGAGAAAAACAGTGTCAATTGACTGGATTCCCGTAAAAACGTCACTCCCCCTGATGGACTGTATTGTGGCAGTTGTTGTCTCAGATGGTGCGACTACCGTGTGGTGCCAAGCCATGTATATCAAGAGCGATGGCTTCCACCTTCACTGCAAGCGCGAACTGCTGGATGGCGAAGTGACGCATTGGGCGCTGGTGGAACTGCCATGAACATCGAATGGATTTCTGTCAAGGATTCGCGTCAACCCGAAGCGGGCACGCGATACCTGGTGATGAACGATTGCGGCATCATGTTCGTGTCGCGCAAAACAGTGAAGGGTTGGTTGAACATCGACTCCATGCCGATCCCCGGCGTCATCAATTGGGCGGAAGTCAAAGACCCTAACGGCGTAGTGCTTTTGTGACTGCGCTACGCGGGTTTCAGAACGATGTAAAGAGCGCCGCTTACTCAGCATGGGCAGCAGGCGCGCGTGTCGTGATGACGGTGCTGCCGACCGGCGCGGGCAAGACAGTGATCATGGCGAACATAGCCCATGAGTATAGCGGGTACGGGTGCGCCATCGCGCATCGCAGCGAACTGGTCGGACAGATCAGCATTGCGCTCGCGCGCGAAGGGCTGCGCCACGACATCATGGCCCCGAAGAACACGGTGCGCTCCATTGTGCAGGCGCAGATGGAACGCGTTGGCCGCAGCTTCTACGACACGCGCGCGAAGTGGAAGGTGGCCAGCGTGGACACGCTGCTGCGCCGCGACTTGGATCGCAACTGGACGCGATCAGTCGGCCTGGTGATGCAGGATGAAGGGCATCACGTTCTGAAAGACAACAAGTGGGGGCGCGCATTCTCCCTGTTCGAAAATGCGCGCGGACTGTTCCCCACGGCTACGCCGATCCGTGCCGATGGTCGCGGGTTGGGATCGCACAGCGATGGCCTGGTGGACACGCTGATCGAAGGTCCGAATATGCGCTGGTTGATCGGTAACGGTTACTTGACCGACTACCGCATCCTCGCGCCGCATCCATCCGACCTGGACCTGGAAGGCTTGGAGATTTCGCAGGCAACTGGCGACTTCAAGTTCGAACAAATGCGCACGCGCGTCAAGGCATCCAAGACTATCGTTGGCGATGTCGTTGCGACCTACCTGCGCTACGCGCGCGGAAAGCGCGGCATCACGTTCGCTGTCGATGTCGAGCATGCAACTACGATTGCCGGTGCATTCAACGCAGCGGGTGTGCCTGCGCAAGTTGTGCATGCCGAGACTCCCGACGCAGACCGCTTCCGGTACATGCGCCAGTTCGAAGCGGGCGAATTGTTACAACTGGTCAACGTCGATTTGTTTGGCGAGGGCGTGGACGTACCCGCCATCGAAGTGATCAGCATGGCGCGGCCCACGGCTAGCTACAGTCTGTTCACCCAGCAGTTCGGTCGCTCGCTGCGCCTGATGGTGTCTCCGATCCTTGCTGCCGCGTGGGACAGCTACAGCGTGGCGCAACGCCTGGCGTTCATTGCCGCAAGCGACAAGCCCTACGCGCTGATCATTGACCACGTTGGCAACATCATCACGCATCACGGCCCGCCTGATATGCGGAAAGTTCCGTGGTCGCTGGATGCGCGCTCCAAGAGTACGCGCGCCGTCGATGGCATCCCGCTGCGCGCGTGCATCAATCCCGAATGCCTGCAGCCCTACGAGCGAATCTATCCGGCGTGCCCGTACTGCGGTCAGGAGCCACCGCCACCGAAAGAACCAACGCGCCCCGAGCATGTAGACGGTGACATCATTCTCTACACGCAGGCGATGCTTGATGAATTGTTCGGCGCGATCCGCAAGGCAGATACGCTGTCGATTCCCTACGGTGCCAGCGATGAAATCATTGGGCGCAAGCGGCGCGAGCATCAGCAGGTAGTGGAAGCGCAACGGCAACTGCGCGCAGCGATGTTCCTCTACTTGCCGCCGTCGATGGATCAGCGTGTGGCCAATCGCAGGTTCTTCCATACGTTCGGAGTTGACACTTTAACCGCGCAGGGTCTACGATGCGCCGACGCAGACGCACTGCGCCAACGCATTCTTGAAAAGGTGACAGGAAAATGAGTGACAAGCCACGCGTAGAGCTTGCCGACAAGGTAATCGCAGAAGCTGCCAAGCTGCGCATCGCTGCGTTCGAAGAGGGCGGCGCTTTCATGGAGTGCATTTTCAATTTGCACAGACTGTTGCAAGAGTCATTCAAAATAAAGGGCACAAAACATGAGCAACGCAGTTGATATTCTCGTAGTAAACGGACCCGATGCTGGCGCGATTGTCTGTCAGGAGCGGCCTGTCCCGGCGACGATCCCGGTGGACACGTTGATGTACGCTACCGTCGCTTACGACAATCGCTATTGGGTCGCGGTGGTCGATGCGGAAGCGGACAACGAAGCGGCCATCGAAGCGGCTATCGCGGCGACCGGCTGGCAACCGTCCTGGGATTTGCTGCGTGCGCTGGGTGAACATCCGTGATCACTCGCATCTACCTGGGTCTGATGATCGCGGTCTACGCAGCAGGTTTCTTCTGGCCGCTGGACGCACTGATGCTGCAGCCCGGTCACGCGTTCCACCTGTGGCAAGTCGTGACCTATGCGTTCGTGCATGGCGCGTGGTGGCACCTGGCGATCAATGGCATCGCGTTCTACACCATCGGTCGGCACATTGAGCATTACATCGGCAGCGAGCGTTACCTGTGGTATCTGCTGTGGTGTGGCTACGGTGCTGCCGCTGCGCAGATGGCGCTAGGTCCAGACCTTCCGGCGCTGGGAATGTCAGGCGTCATCTTCGGACTGCTGGCCGCTTACGCATGCTTCTATCCCAAGCGGCGTGTATGGCTGCTGGTGATGCCGATGACCGCATGGATGGCAGCGACCGTGGCGTTCGCATTGAGCCTGCTGCTGGCCGCTACAGGATGGCTGGGCCAGGTCGGACATTGGGCGCACGCGGGCGGCATGGTCGCGGGCTTTGCGACACTCAACTATTGGGTATGGAGATTGGACAATGATAGCGGGCGTGATTGAAGGACACACGAACAGGCTGGGTGCGCCGCAGGGCGTTGATCCCGATGAATGCCACGCATTGCATGTGCGCGTTGCGCAGTGGGGCGACACGGGCAGGATCGTGATTCAGTCGGCCTGGTTTCCTACGCCTGATGAATTGAAGCGCCTGCAGGAAGGTGCGCCGGTCATTCTGAGTATCGTGGACAACGCGCATCCGATGGTGGCGCTGGGCGTCGGGGAGAACAAGCTGTGAGAATTACCGTAGACAGTTCTGATCCTGACTTCATCGGGCGCGAGAACTTGGGCCAGTACAATATCTGGCTGGACGGCAAGCGCGTGGAAGGTTGCTTCGCCGCCGATGATGTCATGGGCTACGTCATCACCGACATCCGCGATCCGGCAGGCAACGTGCTGTTCAATCGGTTGTGGGGCACGATCAAAACGCAAATGCTGTTCGGTGAAGTGCGCATCATCGACACGCGCAAGTTGCTAGTCGCGTGAACCTTGGTGATTGGGCGGCGCGTTGGGCGATCCCTGCAGAGGCGATGCGCGACCTATACGCACGCCTGGGACTGGACGCTGCGCCCGCGATTGCTGTCAGCGGTGGCGACGGCAGCGAGTCGCGTCAACAAAGCCTAGTACGGATTGACGCTGCTACAAATGGCATTTGGTTGACACGAAACAACGTAGGTGCTTTACTGGACGAGCGCAATGTCCCCGTTCGCTACGGACTGGCTAACGAAAACAAGGCGCAGAACCAGGTTGTCAAGTCGGCAGACCTGATCGGCATTCGGTCCATCGTCATCGGGCCACAGCATATCGGGAGGATGATCGGGCAATTTGTTTCGCGCGAGGTCAAGCACGAAAGCTGGAAGTTCAAAGGCGACAAGCACGAAATAGCACAGTTGAATTGGGCGAACTTCGTGTTGAGCAAAGGCGGGGACGCTGCATTTTGCACAGGCCCAGGTTCATTCAATCTCTAAGAGGACAAGACAATGGCGGCAAAGAAAGTTCCCACCGGCCCGGAGCGCAAAGCGCAGCTTCTGGATGTCGGTGCAAAGCTGGTGGCGAAGAACGGCGCGGTGAACATCACGCGGCGCATGGTGGCGCAGGCTGGCAAGGTCAGCGAGGCGCTGGTCAGCAACTACTTCGGTGATCGCGCATCGCTGCAGAAGCGTATGAAGGCGCACGCGAAGAAGCTGGGCTTGGCCGAGCCGCATCCGGCAAAGATCGACGCCATCGGCATCAAGCTGCGTGCGCACGGCCCACGCGATGCACGCGACACGCGCAAGCGTTCGGCAAAAGAGGTAAAGGCCATCGTCAAGAAATCCGTTTCGGCCCCGGCGAAAAAAACCTCCCAGGCGGTGTCAACAAAAAAGCCCGCTGGCAGCACGGCGAGTGCGGTTGCCAAACGTGCATCCGCGCCGACCGTGCCTTCGCAGAAGCCCGCACCGTCCAGCAACAAGGCAGTGCCCGCCGCGCCGAGCAACAAGTTGAAGCCGCTGCCGCTGCCGCAGGGTCAGACCGCCCCGGCTCCGCAGCTTGCGCCGCTCGCGCTTCCGCTTCCCCCGGTGGAATAACTCGCCTAGTCCCTGCCTAGGTACGCTGCGCCTGGTCCGCGCCGCGTAGTAGGTTGGCAGAAATTGCAGGGTAGCAAGCCCCCGGAGCGGTCAGCCGGGGGTTTTGTTTGGGGGAGTTGACACTATTTGGTTTTCGTGTAAATCTGTCAGCACCAACCAGGAGCCAACCGTGAACAACGCAACGCTGGAAAGAGTTTCGACGCAGTACCGGGACGGATACCGCGCAGGCCAAGCCAAGGCGATGCCGCGCGACTACAGCAACTTCAATCCGGTTGACGCTGCCAACAACTGCAGCAACGTGTTCGCCAACTTCGATTACGCCAATGGCTACAAAGCCGGTGCGAACGATCAATGGTGGATGCAGTTCTACCGCGACAACGGTTTCCACGCTGCTGCCGAGGCGTATCACATGCCGGGCGGCAAGTAACAACACCAACCGAGGGAGTAGACCATGTATTACGAAGTACGCAAGAGCATCAACCCGTTCAAGCGCCAGCGCTGGTACATCGCGCTGATCAGTGCAACGAACGGCAAGGTGATCATGGCGGGCGAACTGCAGAGCAACCGGCAGGATTGCTTCGACACCATCAACTCTATCAAGCGTGCGCATCGCAGCGGCCCGATCCAGGTGCGGTCGTGATCCGCCGACTGATGGCGCTGGTGCGTCCCAAGCGCAAGGATGTCTTGAAGGCGGCGATCACGCGCGCGTCGGACTTGGCCGCAGCCGTTGAAGAGCAGTGCCAGCGTGCGCGCTACTACGGTGCGCTCGTTGCCAACACCGACCCGCATACGCAGTGGTGGGAGTTCGCCGGTTGGAAACAGGACTGGTGCGAAGCCTGCGAAGAACACCAGCAGCTTGAAGCGCGCTACAACAAGGCGTGCGCTGATGTCGATGCGCTGATGGGAGTGGACGCATGAGCAACAAGACCATCAGCATCGGTGAACTGTTCACCGTCGCGGAAATCGCACTCGCCGCCGAGTTGTATAAGAACTTTCGCGGCACGGGTTGCTTCGCTGCCGAGTGCGAGCGATGCGTAGTAGCGCCTGCGCTGTCACGCATCAACGCAACGACCGGCCAGCAGAACGATGCGCGCTATTGGGCGTATGCGCTGGAATTCGCGCTTGGGAGCGTGCCACTGTGAGCCTTGAACGCGACATCAATTCGCTGCGCGCCGTGCGCGATACGAAGTGCAACCTGGAAGCGCAACTGCCGCACACGCACGATGAAGTCACGCGCGGCAACTTGCAACGGCGCATCGAAAAGATACGCATGCAGGAAGCGCAGATGGCCATTGATTTCACTCGCACGCACCTGGCCGACATCCGCGCGATGATGGTGCGCGAGCAGACCCTGCGCCGCCTGGCCAAGCACTACATGCCGGTGAAGCCATGATCGGCTGGCATACGCGTCTAGGCATGCGCGTTGCGCAGCGCGTCCACTTCCGCCCCGAGTTCGTGCGCGCATTGCAGCAACTGACCAAGGAACGCGGCGGCGGTTACATTCCGCTGAGTGAAGTCGAGGCGCGTGCTGATCGTGTAGTGATGCCACTCCCATTGCCGCTGCCGTTGCCGCCGCTGCCGTTGCCACTGCCGGTGCTGCCATGAACAAGCCGAAGTTGGAAAGTTACGATGCCATGCTCGCGCGTTGCGCGTGGGAAATCATGGACGGGATCGTACACGGTCGCCAAGTGCTGACCGTCGCCAGTCGCGTTGCTGACATCGTTTGGTTCTGGCAGCGTGATCGTCTGCGCGCAGAAGGAATGAAGGTATGAAAGAACCTATCGTGCAACTGCTGGAACGCGCGAAGGCTGCGCATGCGGAATACTTGCGCGAGTCGCCCGCAGGCAAGGCAGCGGAGCGCAGGCAGAAACAAAAGCTGCGCGCGATGCTGCGCGAGATTGCCAAACTGGAAAAGGAATTGAAGGCATGAGCCAGGGTCATGTTGAGGGCGTGCATTTCACGATTGCGTCGGGCGTGTGGATCAGTTGCGCGGGCTTCCTGCCGCCGCTTGATGAACTGGTGCTGGTGCGCACCCAATTGGGCAATGTGCATCTGGCACGGCGAATTGCCATGCGGTCTGATGGCTGCGAGTGGCAAGGTACTTCTGGCTACTTCGTCTACACACCGATCATTCACTGGTTGAGGATTCCGAAATGAACATCGTATTTGGATTTGGTGCGAGCCATGCGCCTGCGCTTCGCGTTGATTGTGATTTCAGCGTGCGGGAAGCAACGCATATCACTGTTGATGGCGTGTTGTACGAGCGTGCAGGTAGCGCAATCCCGCAGCCGCCCACTATCGGCGTGCATCCCGGTGACAGTTGCCCGGAATTGCAACTGCTGAACTGCCTGATCCAGTTGGTCGAACGCTACAAGGAAGGCATGTGGCCGGTGTCGCAAGGCCCATGCACTGCTGCAGAGATAGCGCGCGTCACGGCCTACTTGCATAGCATGTACCGCTGCGCTATCGTTCCCTCGCCCTCCCAGGCGTAGGGTTCCAAGTGAATCCGGCCCCCGCCTAGTGCGGGGGTTTTTACTCCTGGGAAGGAAAAACTTATGTCACTCTTCTGCGCTCGCTGTAGCGCATCGCTTACTACCCCCGTTGCTGAGACAGTGCGCTGCAGTAAATGCGGCGCGGTACACCACGCGGACGGCACCGTGATCAGTCCGGTGATGACGCCTGCATACAAGACCATCGACACCATCTGTACGCGCACCTTCGAAGTGCTGCGTTCCGTGTGCGGTCCCTGCGCATCGCGCTTGTCACCGTGGCAGTTCCCGTACACCAGGCCGCTGATGCGCGGCTACTACGATGTTCGCTTTGGCGAGTTGATTCTGCCGCTTATGTGGTGCGACGGCGAGTTTCGCGTGCCCGATGGGCGCAAGGTGAATTGCCGCACGTTGTCATCGTGGCGTGGCGGGTGGGCGGAATGAGAGTTCTGATCGGGTGCGAGAGCAGCGGCAAGACGCGCGAAGCGTTCCGCCGACGCGGGCATGAAGCATGGAGTTGCGATTTGCTGCCCAGCGCCGACAACAGCCCGTGGCATTTCCAGCAGGACATTCGCCATGTTCTGCATTGCATGCGCGGCTACTTCGATTTGTTCATCGTGCATCCGACCTGTACGTTCCTGTGCAACAGCGGCGTGAAGCACCTGTATATCGACGGTCGCAAAGAGAATGGCCCGTACCTGCCGCGATGGCAGAAGATGCGCGAGGCGGCGGAGTTCTTCAAGGAAATGTTGAACGCCGATATTCCGCGCGTGGTCGCGGAGAATCCGATCATGCACGGTCACGCGCAGGCAATCATCGGTTGCGGTCCATCGCAGATCATCCAGCCGTGGCAGTTCGGGCATCCCGAGTTCAAGGCTACCTGCCTGTGGATTCGCGGCGTGCCGCTGCTGCAGCCGACGAAGATTCTTGTGCCGCCTGCAGTGGGCACGCAAGAGCATAAAGTATGGAGCCGCGTGCATCGCATGCCTCCAGGTGCTGACCGCTGGCAGAAGCGCAGCGAAACATTGCAAGGGCACTCCGATGCCTATGCCGAACAATGGGGGATGGCAGCATGAGTTTGCATGATGCGTTGGGCGGGATGAAGAACATTCCGCAGTGGTTCGTGTGGCGGCTGGAATGGGATGGCGTTGAAGCGAAGTACAAGAAAACTCCGTGCGCGAATGACGGCAGCGTGTTCAAGCTGGACGCTGGCGATTCGAAGAACTGGATGCGCTACGACGATGCCGTGAGCGTGGCGGCATTGCTGGATGTTCGCGCTGCGTCGAGCCAAGGTGCGCTGCGTTATGCGCTGGGCTTCTGGATGACCGCCGATTGCGGCTACTGGTTCTTCGACATCGACGGTTGTGCTGTTGATGGCGTGCTGTCTGAGTTCGCTGCAGGGATGGCGGCGTGCTTCCCCGGTGCGCTGATGGAGTGGAGCAGCAGCAAGCGCGGTATCCATATCATCGGCAAAACTGCTGCGCCTATTGGCGAACATCGTAGCCGCGACATCCACAAGCTGCACATGGAGTTCTACACCGAGGGGCGCGGCATTGCGTTCGGCCTGGATGGGATCGCGCAGGGCAATGCGGACAGTTGCCATGATGCGATGGTGGCCACGCTGATCGGAAAGTATTTCCCGCCGCGTGTGGCTGGCGAGCGTGGCGATGGTCCGCGCGCCGAGTGGCGTGGCCCTGCCGATGATGATGCGCTGATTGCAAAGGCGCTCGCTGCGCGTGCGGGTGCGGCCAGCGTGTTCGGAGGCAAGGCTACCTTCGGCCAGTTGTGGCGCGGTGAAGTGGAGTTGAGCAGCGAGCATGATATGGCGCTCGCTTCGCACCTGGCGTTCTGGACCGGCTGCGATGAAGAGCGGATCGAACGGCTGATGCGCAAAAGCGGACTGGCGCGGGAGAAATGGAACGAACATCGCACCTACCTGCGCGAGTTGACCATTGCGAATGCGTGCGCGGGCTGCAGCCAGGTCTACCAGGAACCGCAGCGCAGTATCGCGGTGCAGACTGAAATGTACGGCAGCGGTGCGCCTGTGACGGTGCAGAGCGTTGGGGGCGAGTTGATCACTGCCGAGCAGAAGGCACAGGTGCAGGCGTTGTTGGATGCCGTGAGTGCGTGCGGCACGGTGGAGGATATGCACAACCTGATCATCCCCAGCATTCGCAGCGCGGGCGTGCCGGGGGCGTATCAGGAACTGATCGTGCGCAGCGTCAACGAACGGCTGGAAATCTGGAAGGCGAAACTGCCGGTTGCCAAGGTGCGTGCGCTGCTGTTCCCGCCAGTGATCGCGGGCGGCAAGGGATCGGAGCCGCCGTTGTGGATGCAACAGCATGTGTACGTCAAGGCGGGCGATTTCTTCTACAACTGCGCGGACGGTTCGGAGTTGAGCTATCAGTCATTCCGTGCGGAGTATTCGCGGCTGATGCCGATGCGTGAAAGTGGCGCGCGGGAAGATCCGGTCGAATGGGCGTTCACTCGCTGGAACATTGCGACCGTGCATCACCTGGGCTATCGGCCTGACAAAGAGAATCTGTTTTCGTGGGACGGCTACGACTACGCGAATAAGTACAACGCGAACAGCGTGCCGATCACGGCGACGAGCTATACGGAGCGGGGGATTGCGGGGATCGCGGCACTGCAGGCGTTGTTGTGGGATATGTGCGGTCGCAGGCAGGACGTATTCACTGCGCTGCTGGGATGGTTGGCGCACAACGTACAGCGGCCTGGCGTGAAGGTGCGATGGTCGCCGCTGATCAAGGGTACGCAGGGTGACGGCAAGAGCCTGGTCGCGGCGGCAGTGCGTGCGGCAATGGGATACCGCAATGTCGGCGTGACCGGCAACACCGTACTGACCAACAGCGGGCAATTCGATGACTGGAAGGTTGGCAGCGCGATCAACTTCATCGAAGAAATCATGCTGACCGGCAAAATCCGATACACCATCTACAACGCTATGAAGGATTGTATTTCGAACGATGTCATCAGCGTCAATGCGAAAGGCGACAAGGGATACAAGACCTGGAACATCACCAACCATGTTGCCTTCACCAACCACAATGACGCTATTCCATTGGAGTTGGGCGACCGTCGCTGGTTCATTGTCTTTACGCCCTGGTCGAGCCTGACCGAAATGTTGACGTACTGCGGACTGGACGCTGCGGGTTGGAAGGCGCGCACCGATGCCGTAGACCATGCGTGGAAGCACTGTGCGGGCGAACTGCGCGCGTGGCTGCTGGCGTTGCCGCTGGATGGATTCGATGCGGATGGCAGCGCCCTGATGACGCCTGAGAAGATGCAGATGATGGCGTCGAGCCAGGAAGATGCCGAGTCCGTGGCCGAATCTATAATTAGCGAGGGGGCGCATGGGATCAGCCGGAACGTGATTTCCAGCAGTTGCCTGACCAACGCTTTGAAGGTTCGGGCGATGACCGATGGGTTTGAAGTCCCGAGGACGATGGCACTAAATCACATGCTGACCCGGATGGGCTACAGTAAATTGCCCAAGCAGTTGAAGTGGCGCAACTCCACGCACACCATCTGGATCAAGAATGGCTTTAAGGGGGATGCAAGGCTTGAACTAGACCAACTCCAAACCCAACTTCAAACCCAACCAACCCATTGATTCTGCTGCCCTTTACAGTTTATAGGTTTGGAGTTTGAAATTTAACAGATAGCAATAGCTATGCAAAATATGGAAATTGATTTGAAGGCATGTTGTATATATCTCTTTTCATAGGGTGGCGACTGAGAAAAATTGCAAACCAAAAATTCCGCCACACGGCAGGCGCGTGTAATTTGGCCCAAAAATCCCGCCACAGGGGGTCAGCGATAATTAGCCCAAAAATCCCGCCACACGGGGGGTCGGCCAGGATCGGGGCGGAAACGCGTGAAACGGGGGTTTCACGGCTAGAAATCGGATTAGCGTGAAACGTGCGTTTCACGGCCAACCTAGCGCGCGGGCCGCTACGCCTGCGAAAGTGTCAGCCGCTAGGGGAGTAGTGGACGCCCGGAATAGTGTCAACTGCGCGCGTCCTGCGCGGTCCTAGTGGCATTGCCAGGGTTGACACTATCCCCCGGAATTGCGCGCAAAAATAAACCCGCTAGCCTTTCGGATAGCGGGTTGACCTTTGCAGGCGTTGCCGATTAGTTGTTAGTCGTGTCTATACCAGTATTGCCACGCTCCCCCGACCATGCGCCGCCAGCAACGCGGGTTAGAGAATCCCCCGCGCGAATACCAGACGCGCTTGCATACCTTTTCGCTCCCGTTCATAGCGCACGCGCCAGGAATCGGCACAAGCGCGCACGGCTGGCGCTAGTGACGGATTCGGGAAAATGAACGGATAGCGTCAAGGTGTCGCCGGATTCCCAGCATTCGAACTGCGCAGAAACCCAGCGCGCGCATTCATGCCGGGACGCGCTGGCATAGGTGCCGCGAGATTCGCTCATACTTGGCGGTTCATTGCGGACAGTTTGCAACGCGTCACGCAAGCCTAGGCCGGTCCCGAGCATGCCGCGCCTATCCGTGTCACCTGCGCAGGCTTCACGCTCGTTTATACGCTCCCACGTCACGTTAAAGCGCGCGTTCATAGCGTGCCTGCCTTGCGGACAGAACCCGCTAGCCGTTGCCAGAATTCCGAATCCTGCGCGCTCGTAGCCTGCAGCCTGCGCGCTTCGCAGTAACCCAGGAAAGCGCCGCAGGGATTGACTAGCGCGTTATACATTACGCGCAATTCCTCCAGCGTGAATTCGCGGCTTCCGTTGTCCGCAATCGCGGCCAATTTTTTAGTTAGTGCGAGCATCAGAATTCCCCCGTCATATCAAGTTCAGCGATACGCTCGCGCTTTTCAACAATGCGCGCGATAAGTTCGGAATGTTCTTCGCGCTTTTCCTCTGCCAGAATCACAAGGTCGGCTGATTCATTGCCGGTCATGCCGGGAACGCGCGCGGCATTGCGGAGCGTGCGCCAATTTTTCCGAGCGATTGCAGCATCAGACTTCGCGCTTGCGATTTCATCCGCGCAGCGGCACGCTTCCTGCCAGCGTTCCTGATATTCACGCTCCCGTTCGGCATGGGATTCTGCCAAGCCATCAGCCGCGCGTGCCGCTTCGCTTGCCTCTTCGAAAGTGTCGAGCGTGCCGCGCGTGCAAGACAGGCAGATATATGCGCCATTTTCCTCTGTGTAACCAGCCAGGAAAATTGATGGCTTGCGGTCATTGTCATCAGCGAGTTCCCACACTTCGCCCCGGATTTTTTCGCCACCATCCGAGTCTGTGAACCATCCCGTATGACCTAGCCGGATGATCCTATCGGCATAATCGTAACCATGCGCGGAAAGGCTGGCGACTTCGCAGCCGCGCGAATTGCCATCAGGGCTTGCGGGCGTCAGTTTCAACGCTTTGAATTTTTGCTTTGGAGTTGTCATGTTGAGTTGTCCGTTCCGGCGATAGTGCCGCAATAGCAGGCTCGTTAGAACCTGCTAAGTCAGCAGTTACGATTTCAACCGATGCAACAGAAGATCATCCGCGCAATGCTGGATATATTGCGCGCTATCGTGGAAGCCTTCACGCGTTGCGGCGTTGCGTTGCATTTCCAAGTAGCGAGCCAGGCAGGCGCTATCAGAATTGAAATTTTCCGGCACGGGCGAGCCATTGCAAACGCTGCTAACCGTGTCGGATATGAACTTGCATTCCTGCGACCATTCCAGAGTGTTCATTTTTCCCCCTTGCCGATGCTGATGGACGGAAGGACAACGGACGAGTTGAGGAAGGATTCGCGCTCGATGCTACGCGCGCAGATATACAACTGTTGCGCGACTTTGCGCGCTTGCTTTGCGGTCATGTAAACCGTGCCACCATCCTGCCCAAGAATGGCGAGCGCCGCTTTATCCCCGAAACGATGGATATTTATTGCTTTCATTTTTCTGCTCCCTTGCGCTGCAGAATTCGCAGCGAGTAACCGATTGATTCAAGCTCGCGCGCCAGGCTGGCGAATTCTTCTGGCTTCGCAGCGCGTGAACATTCAATGACGCCCGAATAATCCGCGCCTCCGTGCTGTCCGACTCTTTCGTATGACATTACGCGACCACCGTATTCTTTTTGATACGGGAAAAGCGCGATAACGTCACCGTTAAAGCCTTTGTCCGGCTTGTGATTCCAGACACGAAAAACAACGGCGGTTTTCATACGTCCCAGCCTTGCGCAGTGGCAAACGCGCGCGTTTCTTCGAACGTGAGAGTGTGACAGCCGACAACACAAGTCCCGTCCGCGCGAATGTTGCGCAGTTCGAAGTCGCCAACTGCGAAAGGCTTGGACGGCGGAATGTTTACAGGATCGTTCCAGCGTTGCGCACGGCTGACCATGCGCCACAAATTGCGCGCATCCTTTACCGGCACGCTGGCGCCGCGCGAAGTCTCAACATGCAAACCATTGGAGGACAGGCGCAGCAGCGTATCGGGGTATTCATCAATGAAAACCCGATTCTCGCCCGCGCGCCATTCGCTAACGGACTTTGCCATCTTCGCGCGCTTGCGTTCGATTGCCTGCGCGACACGCTCGCGCGCGGCGTCCTTATCGAATGAAATTTCTTCCGCCGTCCAGGCTGGCGGATTGATGTCGAATGCTTCGCAGTACAGCAGGCAGGTAACGCGCATCTTTTCCGCGCGTTCGATATGCAAAGGCCCATGCGTGCGAGCCTTTGCAGCACTGGCGAGCGCTTTTGTGTAGCGCGTTTCATAATCCGCCAAGTTGCGCGCGTGCCGGTCATCTTCGGAAAGATCGCGCGGGGAATTGTGGGAACCGTTGCGCGCTGCAGGCTCCAGACATTCGATAACGCAAACGTCAAGCCCGGACAACGCATTGCGCGCGAAATTGATATGTCTCCCGGTATAGCCTCCCCATCCGTTCTCGATAGTGAAGAGGACAACGCGCGACTCGTTGACGGTTTGCTCCGTGAAGCGCGCAATAGGGAAGTGTCCCCCGAAGGAATAGATTGTGTCGCCGGAAAAATAAAAGTTCGATCCTTCCCCTTCCGGCTTGCGCTGTTGTGCCCAAACGTGCGCGACTTGTGAATTATTCATGGTTAGTTGTCCTTTGAATTGGAGTTGATAGAGATAAGCGCGTCAGCCGCTTCACGCGCGAGACTTTCGTATTGCTCCTGTACGTCCCGAAATTTTCCGCGCGCGGTTCCAGGATTTTGCTTTGCAGCCTGCAAGCGTGCGCAATGCGCGACTATGCAATTGCCGATGCCTTCCGCTGCAATCGCAGCAATGAATTTTTGCTGGCGCTTATTCATGCGACTACTCCAAACGCGCGCAGGTTTTCATAAATGCCAACTGCCAGCATTGCAGCCAGCAGGATTGCCACCAGCGTTACCAGCGCGCGGATCATGGCGCTTCCGGCGGAAAGATTGTGCCGCCTCTGTTGGCTTGCAACTTATCAAAGCGCGCCTTGTCGCCGTGAAGCCAGAATGCGGCACCTTCCGGGTTAACCCAAACCCAAGCGCGGGCGGCACTGTCCCGCATTGCCTGCGCCAGCTTCGGATCGCTCACCGAATCCGCCAGCGTGAAAACTGGACGCGCGCTCATACGTCACCCCGTGAAAGCGCGTAGCACATAGCCGCATCCAGCGTGCTGAACTTGCGCATATTGCCATCCTCCCGCGTGCCCCGGAACGTATCGCCGGCAACGTTGGAAAAGACTTGTCCGACCATGTGAGTTCCGCGCATGAATGCAAACTGCAGGAACGCGCTGGGGAAAGACTGGTCTACCATGCGCAGCACGGGACGGACATCAGACACAAGCGCGCTACAGGTGGGGGCGAGTGTCATTCCCTGATTCATCATGCGCAGCAGCACGCGCGGATCGCGCATTTCCGCCACCTGAAAGAATAGGCCCGGAGATTCATCAGGCATCGGGGAAACGTACTCGACATAATCGCCAGCGTTCACAGGGACACCCCGGCATTGCGCAGAGTGGCGCAGATATAGCGGGCAATGGGATAGCCAGCAAGGGAAGAGAGGGTTATAAGGCAGAGAGTCATGGTCTTAGCCCTGCAACTTGGAGAGTTGGCGAATGCAGAGACGCGCCATTTTATGCGCGCTGTCAGCAGCGTCAAACCATTGCGCAGCAATGCCGCGATGGTTTATGGCTTGGAAGTTGCGCCCGCGCTCCATGCAATCGCGGGCGCAAGCGAAAGCGCGTTTCATGCTGTCGCGCTCTAGATCAATCAGGATGGCTTTGTTGTTCATGGTCCGTTGCCTTTGAAGGGTTGGGAAGCGCCTAGGCGCACGTTCAATATACAGGGATTCGAAATAGTGTCAACTGGTAAAGACAAATTGAAACTAGGAAAGCTGAAAGCCAGGCTCCCGGCTATTCATGGTCCGTTGGCCGATTCATGGCGAGCAGACAAGGCAACCGCAAACGCGCGCGGATATACCTATCAGTGGCAACAGGCGCGGGCAGACTTCCTGCGCGCTAATCCCCTCTGTGTTCGATGCCGTGCGCTAGGGCTGATAACAGAGGCTGATACGGTTGACCATGTGAAGCCTCACAATGGCAACGCTAAAATATTCTGGGATCGCAATAACTGGCAGGCGTTATGCGCTCACTGTCACTCAGCATGGAAGCAAGCGCGCGAACGCAGGGGATAGGCGGGGGTAAAGTTCCGTGCTAGGGTTGACACCTAGACCGCCATCCCCGCATGCGCAGATTAAATTCCCTCTAGAACGTCCATAAGCCATGAAAAAGCTACCCCTGACCCCGAAGCAAGCCGCGTTCGTCGCCGCAAAAGTGGCAGGCATGACACACGAAGCCGCCGCGTTGCACGCGGGCTACTCTCCGAATGGTGCGCGCCAGGCAGGCGGCGAACTGATGACGCGTGCGCATGTGAAGGCGGCAGTCGCCGCAGGCAAGCGGCAGGCCGCGAAGGGCGACACGCCGCCTGGTGAAACGGGTGCGCCGCGCCGCGATGTCGAAATGCAGCGTGATCATTACGCGGACCCGATGCACTTCCTGCAGGACATCATCAATCACAAGTCGCTTTCCATCACGGCACGCGCACGCGCCGCCGAGCAACTGATGCCGTACATGCATGCGCGTGTCGGTGAAAAGGGCAAGAAAGAACAGAAGAACGACGATGCTGCGAAGATCGCGCGCGGCGGCAAGCTGTCTCCGAGTGCCGCACCTGGCAAAGTGGTCAACATCAGAGGCTGATCGTAGATGCCGGTGTATGTAGACCCATTGGCGGATCGCGGATGGAAGCTGCGCGGGCATGCGCAGGCGAACTGTCACCTTTTCACTGATGCTTGGAATCTGGACGAGTTGCATGCAATGGCTGCGCGCATCGGCATGAAACGCGAGTGGTTTCAGGACGCGCGATCCGCGCCGCACTACGATGTCACGCCGAAGCGCCGCGCACTGGCTGTTTCGATGGGCGTGATCGAAGTTAGCTTCCGTCAAGCCTGCGCGATTTGGCGCAAGCGGCGCGCGTTGGTGGCGGTATTGCGATGATTTCGTGGTCAACGGCGTGCCCTGATTGGGCAAATCGACTCGTCAATCGGCAGACGCTGACCTTACTCCCTCCGCTTTTCCCCGACACTGCAGCCGATGCGCTCGCGGTGTTCGATGATTTGCGTCTTGTCGATGTCTCTAAAACAGCCACTTTCAGGGGTCATTGTCGGCCCTGGTTGCGCGAATTTGTGTCAAATATCTTCGGTGCATACGAAGAATCGACTGGAATCCGACACATAACCGAGTTTTTCTTGCTTATATCGAAGAAAAACGGCAAATCCACGACTGCTGCCGGAATCATGCTCACGGCGCTGATCAAAAACTGGCGAGACAGCGCGGAATTCATCATCCTGTCGCCAACCGTGGAAATCGCAAACAATTCCTTCAAGCCCGCTGCGGATATGGTGCGCGCTGATCCCGAATTGGACGCGCTGCTGCAAGTGCAGGATCACATACGCACAATTACGCATCGGCAGACCGGCGCAACGCTGAAAGTTGTCGCTGCGGACGCAGAAGCGGTCGGCGGCAAAAAAGCGGTGGGCGTGTTGATTGATGAACTGTGGCTTTTCGGCAAGCGTGCCAACGCCGAGGCGATGTTCGCAGAAGCGATAGGCGGACTCGCAAGCCGTCCAGAGGGTTTCGTCATCTATCTGACCACGCAGAGCGACGAGCCGCCTGCAGGCGTGTTCAAGAAGAAATTGGAGTACGCCCGCGCCGTGCGCGACGGCACCATTGACGATCCCGCGTTTCTGCCGGTGCTGTACGAGTTCCCCGAGCCGATGTTGAAGGGCAAGGCGTACATGCGCACGGAAAACTTCTATGTCACCAACCCCAACTTGACCGAGGACTCCGGCGACGAGGGAAGCGTCAACAATTCCTATCTGCTGCGCGAAATGAAAAAGGCGCAAACCGGCGACGAAGAAACGATGCGGTTGTTCCTGGCCAAGCATCTGAATGTCGAAATCGGTTTGAACCTTCGCGCTGACCGCTGGCCTGGCGCTGAGTATTGGGAGGATCAGTGTGATCCCGAGCCGGTGACGATTGATCGCCTGCTGGCGGAGTGCGAAGTGATCACGGGCGGCATCGACGGCGGCGGCCTGGATGACTTGCTTGGTGCCGCTGCGATTGGTCGAAAAAAGAACAAGGAAATCGTCACGATTCCATCGCACTTTGATGAGGAAACGAACGAGTGGGTCGAAGAGGAAAGCCGCGAAGTGCAGAAGTGGCTTTGCTGGTGCTACGCATGGGCGCATCCATCGGTGCTGCGTCGGCGCATGGACATCGCGCCGCGACTGCGCGATTTCGCTGCAGCAAAGGAAATGACGCTGGCCAAGAATGTAGGCCAGGACATTGACGAGCTATCGGCCATCTTTGCGCGCATCGAAGAGTCCGGTCTGCTGTATCAGATCGGGCTTGATCCTGGTGGCCTGGGCGGCATTCTTGATGGCCTGGTTGCTGCAGGCGTGCCCGCTGAAAAACTGATCGGCGTGACGCAGGGATACAAGCTGGCGGCAGCAATCAAGACCACGGAACGCAAACTCGCGGAGCGTGTACTCACTCCCGGCAAAACCGGGCTGATGAACTGGTGCGTGGGCAACGCCAAGGTGAAAGTTTCGGGAAATGCTATAGTCGTGACCAAACAGGTAAGCGGTACAGCCAAAATTGACCCTCTTATGGCGGTTTTCGATGCGGCTACGTTGATGGGCCTGAACCCCGAATCGCAGATCACCGAAAACGACTTTAGTGCAATGGAAATAGGCGGATAACCATGAGCATTTGGCAGCGCATCACAGGGGGTTGGAAAACTCACGGCCCCAACGCCATTCTTGGCGCAGGCGCATTCGATTCCACGCCCAACGACTCCATCTTCGACAACGTAAACGCCGACACTGCATTCAAGCTGTCGGCGTTTTCAAGTGGCGTGACGCTTCGCTCTGAAACCGTTGGCAGCTTGCCGATCCATCTGCGCGATGCGACCAAAAAAGTCATCACTGACCATGCGGCCTACGAAGTTCTCCACAACTCCCCCAACATCATCCAGACGCCAGGTGAACACTGGTCTGCGGCTACGGGCAATGTCGATGTTCACGGCAACGCGATCAGCGTGGTCGAACGGCGCAACGACAAGTCCGTGATCAGCATTGAGCCGATGGACCCGTGCAAGGCGTCGGCGGCGGAGAAAAAGAGCGGCAAGTGGATGTATACCATCGACGGCGAGAAATTCCCCGCCGAGGATGTCTTGCATCTGAAAGGCTTTTCGATGGACGGCAAGTGGGGTCTGTCGCGCCTGCAGATCGGCCGTGAAATCCTTGCATCGCAGATCGCAGGCAACACAGCGGCGGCGCGTGCCTTCAAGCAATCGCTAAAGATCGGCGGTTTCTTCGAACCGCAGGACAAGAATCCGACCAAGGAAGAGCGCAAGGATTTCATGGCGCAACTGGATCGGTACGGTCTGCCCGAGAACAACGGCAAGTACATGCTGTTGCTCAAAGGCTTCAAGGCGGTTAGCGGCAAGGATTTCCGCATCAATCCTGCCGAAGCGGAACTGCTGCAGTCGCGTTATTTCGGCATCGAAGAAATCTGCCGTCTGCTGTGCATCCCGCCGCAACTGATCGGGCATGTGGACAAGGCAAGTTCCTGGGCGTCGAGCCTGGAACAAATCAACCTGTACTTCCTGATGTATTCGGTGATGCCCACCATCGTCCGCTTCGAACAGCGCATCAACAAGACGCTGCTGACCAACGCGGATCGTGCGCGCGGCTTGCACGCCAAGTTCAACATCCAGGGCCTGTTGCGCTCCGATATGAAAACGCAGGCGCTGGTTTTTGCCACTGCGCTGCAGAACGGTTACTTCAACGTCAACGAAGTGCGCGACCTGTTGGATCGCATGGGCATCGGCCCGGAAGGCGACGAGTTCCGCGTCCAGTTGAACATGGGCGCAATGAGCGAACTGGACAAAGACCCCGCGAAAAAGTAATGTGCCGACAAATTAGGGAGTCGCCCGAATGAAGAACTACCTGACCCGCCCGTTCGAAGTGAAAGCCGAAAGCGTGACAGCGACCGGCGCGTTCGAAGGCATCGCATCACCGTTCGGGGAAATCGACGCAGGCCGCGACATCGTGATGCGCGGAGCATTCAAGAATTCGCTGGAACAGTTCAAGGCGAAAAAGCGCAAGGTGCCGATGCTGTGGCAGCACAACACGCGCCAGCCCATCGGCGTGTATACCTCGCTGAAAGAAACCGAGACTGGCCTGGAAGTCGTAGGCCAGTGCAACATGAAGGTGCAGGCAGGGCAGGAATGCCACGCGCTGATGGAGCAGGGTGCGCTTACCGGCCTGAGCATCGGCTACGATCCCATCAAGACCATGTGGGATGAAAAACAGGAGGTTCGCTCGCTGATCGAACTGGACCTGTGGGAAATTTCGCCTGTCACTTTTCCGATGGCTGATGGCGGGCGCGTTGCGCTCGTCAAGTCGCTGGAAGAGGCGGGCAACCTTTCGGACTGCGAAGCACTCCTGCGCGATGCAGGCTTTTCAAAGTCAGAAGCACTCGCGTTCGTTTCGCGGGTGAAGGCGCTGGCAATGCAACATCGGGGCGACCCCGATCAGCCGAGCGTCGAAAGCATCAAGCGTGCTTCGCAAATCCTTTCCACAATCCGCTAAAAGGGGTACACGCAAATGAAGTTCAACAAAGGTTTCGCCACCGTCGCCATGATGGTGCTGATCGTGGCCATCGCCGCAACGCTGATGGCGCTGGGCCACTACGAGGGCGCGATCCTGCTGCCCGCCGCTGCAGTCACGCTGGAAGAACTGGCCACCGAGGTCAAGACGAAGCTGGAAGGCATCGACGCGCTGCGCGGCCAGTTCGGTGAACTGCAGACCGAGTTCAAGGCGAAGATGGCCGCGAACGATCCGACGATGGAAAAGCTGCGCACGACCGTCGATGAAATGCTGACCAAGTTCAACGGTCTGCAGGCGAACGTGGTCGAGTTGGAGCAGAAGGCGGCATCGCGCGGCGACGAGCCGGAACGTGAGCAGACCTGGGGCGAGCAGTTCGTCAACAGCGAGAACTTCAAGTCGCTGCAGGATCGCGGCTCGCGCCGTGGCACCATCGGCGTCGAAGTGAAGTCCGTCACCAGCACTGCCGCTGGCGGCCTGATCCGCTCTGCCCGCGAGGCGGATGTCGTGTCGCTGCTGCGCGAGCGCCGCGTGGTGCGTGACCTTCTGCGCACCGTGCCCATCGCCACCAGTTCGGTCGATTACGCGATCCAGACCACGCGCACCAACGCGGCGGCTCCGGTTGCCGAAGCCGCGCCGAAGCCGTACAGCGACTACGCCTGGTCGAGCGCGACCGTGGTGGTCCGCACGCTGGCGCACCTGGCGAAGATCACCCGGCAGGCGATGGACGATGCGCCGCGCCTGATGGGCGAAATCGACTCCGAAATGCGCTATGGCCTGGGCTACGTCGAAGAGCGCCAGTTCCTGTACGGCACCGGCGTCGGCCAGAACCTGCACGGCATCATCCCGCAGGCCACTGCCTACGCGAAGCCCGCTGGCTACGTCGATGCGAAGGGCACGCGTATCGACGTTCTGCGCCTGGCCATGCTGCAGGGCGCGCTCGCGCTGCTGCCGCCCGATGGCATCGTCCTCAACGAGTCGGATTGGGCGATGGTCGAACTGACCAAGACCACGGACGGCGCGTACCTGTGGGCCAACCCGACGCGCAACAACGGCGGCGCGAGCATGTGGGGTCTGCCGGTGGTCAACACCCCGGCGATGGACCTGGGCGACTTCCTGGTGGGCAACTTCCAGCAGGGCGCGACGGTCTATGACCGCATGGGCGTGGAAGTGCTGATCAGCACCGAGAACGTCGATGACTTCGAAAAGAACCTTGCCACGGTTCGTGCCGAAGAGCGTGTCGCCATCGCTGTGAAGCGTCCCGGCGCGTTCATCACTGGCGACTTCGCCACTGCCATCGCTGCGCTGATCGCGTAACAGCAACACCGTCCAGCCCGTAGCGATACGGGCTGGATTTTGAAGTCACTTCCGGGCGATGAAGGTGCCTTCAAAATCCAACCAACGGAGGAATGTGCCATGCGTATCAAACTGCTGACAAAGGCAATCGTGTCCAGCTTCGGCCAGGAGCCGCTTCCGCGTAGTGCGGTCATCGAATCCACTGACGAGGCGCACGTTGCCGAGTTCAAGGCGCTGGTCGCCGTGAACTACGCCGCCGAAACCAAGGAAGCTGTCACGCACACCATCGACGGCAAGGCGCAGAAGGCGGCTGGCATCAGCGGCATCGACGCCAACGACGATGCGCACTGGAAGGCGCTGGAAGGGAACATCGGTGAAGTGACCGACTACCTGGGCACGCTGGACGCGGACGGTATCAAGCGCGTGGCGAAGCTGGAAGCCAGCGCCAAGGGCCAGCAGCGCACGGGCGTTGCTGCGGCTGCGGAAAAGGCTTCGGCTGCGCTGTCGAGCGAGGGCTGATCCGATGCAACTTGTTACGCTGGACCAGGCAAGGCTGCAGTGCAAGGCGGATGAAGCTGACGATGCACTCGTCACCATCTACGCCAACGCGGCAGAGCGCCGCTGTTCCCAACTGGCCCAGCGCAACATTTATCCCGATGCTGCCGCGCTCACAACTGCGCGGTTGACAATCTCCGCGTCGATGCTCGCGGCCAACGCTGCGTACTCCGCCGCCATCGAAGCGGCTGATGCGCTGGAAGGCGATGCGGACAAAGCCGACGCAATCGCAATGGCCGAATCCGATTTGCTGGCCGCGCAGCTTTCCGCAAGTTTCATCCGCGACGGCATCGTGGTGACGGATGACATCATCGCCGCCGTACTGCTGATTACCGCGCACTGGTATCGCAACCGCGAGGAAGTGATGACCGGCCAAGGCGCGACTGCGGTGCAAATTCCCGAGGGCGCAGCGAACATCATGGCCGACTACGCGAAGCACCTGGGGCATGTGGCGTGAGCATGCCTGCAGGCGCGCTCAACCGGCTGATCACCTTGGAGCGCCAGGGTGGCGTTCTCAACGAGTTGAATCAGCCGACACAGGATTGGGCGCAGTGGGGAAAAACTCGCTGGGCGAATTACAAAGCGCAGACCGGCATGGGAGTGATCAAGGGCGGCTCCGAGGGCGCGAGCGTGCCGATCAACGCCTGCAGTTGGCGCATCCGGTATACGCCTGACATCCCCGACACGGGCATGCGCGTGACCTACGGCACCAAGCACTACGACATCATCAGCATCCGGCACGACGAAGAACTGCAGGACTACACCGACCTGATTTGCCAGTTGGGCGGCAACGATGGCTAGCAAGCTGGACGCATCAGGCTGGATCAAGGGCCTGGATCGACTGGCAGGGCCACTGAAAGAATCTCTTGCCCGCCGCATGGCGCTGGCTGGTGGCAAGGTGCTGCAGGAAGAGGCGAAACACAACGCTCGCATCAGCAACGCACGCACCGATTGGGTCTACAACCCTGATGGCAAATCCGCGAGCAGCGATGTCGCTGGCAACCTGGCCGACGCCATCTACCTTGCGCGCGATCAGAAGCACTCTTCGGAAAACCTCTTCACCTACCGCATCAGTTGGAACAATACCGACGCATGGTGGGGCAGGCTGCGCGAGTTCGGATACCGCCGCACCGAAGCGTTCTTCAAGGATGAAAAGGGCATGTATCACACGCTGGTCGGCGTGCCGCTGAAAAAGCCGTTCCGCGTTCCCGCAAAGCCGTTCCTGGCACCAGCGTATGATTCGCATATCGGCCTGGCCAAAGATGCGATGCTGAAAACCGGGCACGAAGAATTGCCGAAGCTACTGGCGGGAGAACCCTGATGTCTTTCGAAGCTGATGTCATCGCGTTGTTCGCCACGCTTCCGGGCGTGGACAATCGCGTGTGGTGGGACACGATGCCCGATGGAACGCCGATCCCGGCGACCGGCGCAATGATCATCCTGCAGCAAGTCGGCGGAAAAGACGCATGGTATTTGGAGCGCGGCCCCGGCGTGCCGATGCCCAGCCACAAGAATGCGCGCGTGATGGTGACGATGGAAACGCATGATCAGTTGCTGCGCAACTCGTTGAAGCGCCTGATCGAAAAAGCGGTTTACCAAAGTGCTTTCGTCACGCAAATCTATGGTGCGCCGCGCGACATTTACACCGAGCAGTTGAAGTTGTTTGGAAGCCAGCAGCAGTTCGGAATATGGTATCCAGACCCGTAGTTTCACGAAGCGACAAAACCGTTGTATGCTTTACCCGCTGTTCAACCCTGTTAACCAGTAGAAGGAAACCTCGTCATGGGCGCACGCTTCATCAACGGCGCGAAGTTCGCCGTATCGCAATCCCTCGCTGCGGCGGTCGCCATGACTGCCGTTTCCAATGCCGATCCTGCGGTGGCGCTCACTGCCACTCCGCCTGCGAACGGCTCCGTTGTCGTACTCACTTCCGGCTGGCCGGAACTGTCCGGTTCCGTCGCGCGCAGTGCGGGCCAGGTTGCCGCGACTTCGTTCCAGATCGAAGGCGTGGACACCACGGATGTCGTGCGCTATCCGCCGACCGAAGGCGTCGGCACCTTCCAGGTGGCGGGCAGCTTCATCGGCATCAACCAGGTCCGCGACATCACCAGCAGCGGCGGCGATCAGCAGTTCTTCAAGTACAAGTACGTCGAGGATCAGTCCTCGCGCGAGCGGCAGTCCCCGACTTCGAAGGATGCGATGTCGGACACCTACGTCTTGGACTACGATCCGAGCCTGCCGTGGTATGACGCGCTGATCGAACTGGATCGCCTGAAAGAGCCGGTGGTCCTGCGCGAGACACTGCCCAACGGCGATGTCATCTACTACTACGGCTACCTGTCGTTCAACAAGGTGCCGACCAAGACCCCGGACGAGAACATGACCGTCAAGATGACGTTCTCGCACCTGGCCGATCCCATCCGCTACGCGGCGCCGTAACCGCCATGCTCACTCGCCAGCGAAAGGGAACCATTGCGACCCTCCTGACCATCACTGGTCAGGGGGAAACCGTCACGTTCGAAGTGACCTACCACAATCGCCGCCAAAGCGAAGTGGAAGCCACGTTGAACAAGGCGTTGGCGCAACTGGAAAACGCAGACGATCCCGGCGACGGCATTCCGGGCGTTGTTCTGTCGATGGTGGAATCGTGGGATTCGGAGTATCCGTTGACCATCGAAGGCATCAAGGAAATGGAAGATGATCGCCCCGGCATCCTGCTGGGCGTGATCAAGGGCTTCCACGATGCGCGCAAGGTGGACAAAGCAAAAAACTAGAAGCGGCGGTTGACGCAATTTACTGGCGCAAGCCAACCGCCGCAGAGTTGAGGGCTAGTCCGCAGTACCGCGAATCGGATTTTCCAGAACCGTGCGTTGAAGTTTGGGAGGAACATTGGGATGTCATCAACCTGTATGTGACGTACTCAACGCAATGGCGAGTCGGCATGAACGGAGTGGTGGCCCTGGATATGAATGTTTTTCACCATGCACTAGATCGCAAAGGGGTTGTCGGTGAAGAGTTCGATGATTTCATTGATGACCTTCGTACCATCGAACGCGCGGCGCTACTGCATCTGAGCAAATAACCCCGCTACGGCGGGGTTTTCTTAAAGGGAGTCGAGGCGTGGCGAATCAAGGCGAATCACTCGGTACTGCCTACCTCACTCTGTCGGTCGATACCGCCGATTACGAGGCACGCGTAGAGCGCGCAAAGAGCCGCGTTGGCGTGCTGGGCGACGAGGCGCAGAAAGCCTTTACGGGCATGACTGCCGCGCAGAAGAAAGCGGCAACCTCGCTGGCCAACTACACGGAAATCATCGGCAAGAGCGCCGACGAAACCAAAATCCTGCGCGCTGCGATGCAGGGCGTGGATGCGAAGTTCCTGGTGGCCGCTGCTACGCGCATCAACGCCACGCGCGAGGACATCGCTGCTACCGCGCGCGTCACGGACGAGTTGGGCGCATCGTGGGTTGCGATGCAGGCCAAGGCGAAGGCTGCGGCAAACTCGCTGCGCACCGAAGCTGCGCGCGAAGCCATCGAAGCGGAAGCCCGCGCAGTCAAGCGACTGGCCGATCAGGAAGCCTTGCTTGCCCTGCAGCGCGAGCATGCCGCATCGGGCGCGATCAATGCGCAGGAAGCCGCACGCAATGCGCACCTGATCGAACAGAAGCGTGTCGTTGCCGCGCTTACCGATCAGTTCCATGCGCTTGAAGCTGCAGAGGCGCAGGCAGCGCAGGGTCAGCAGTTCGTCGCATCGCTGCAGTCGCAAGCTGCCGCTGTCGGCAAGACGCGCTCTGAACTGCTGGAAATGAAGGCAGCGGAGTTGGGCGTGACCAACGCCGCTGCGCCGTTCATCGCCAAGCTGAAAGAACAGGAAGTCGCGCTCACTCGCGGTGGCATCGCGTTCAACGCCTACGGTCTGAGCGCGAAGCAAACTGCTGCGGCTCTGCGCCAGGTGCCTGCGCAGATGACCGATATTTTCGTGTCGCTGCAGGGTGGCCAGAATCCGCTCACTGTGCTGCTGCAGCAGGGCGGTCAGTTGAAGGATGTATTCGGCGGCGTGGTGCCCGCCGCGCGTGCGCTAGGTAGCGCGCTGCTGGGCCTGGTCAATCCGATCACGGTATCCGCTGCAGCGATTGCAGCGTTCGCCTACGCGATCACGCAAGCGCAAGACCAGCAGGGCAAGTTGGAGAACGCACTGTTGCTGACCGGCAACGCCGCGAACACGACTAGCGAGCAGTTGGCCGCGATGGCGAAAACGCTGGATGACACCACGAACGCATCGGAGCGTCATGCGTCGGCAGTGGTGGCGTCGGTCGCGGCCACGGGTCGCTTCACTGCCGAGCAGATCGCACAGGTCAGCAAGGCTGCGCTGGAAATGGAAGAGGCGACGGGCCGCTCCGTCCAGCAGACCATTCAGGACTTCGCCGCCATCGGTGACGATCCGGTCGCCGCGATCCAGAAGTTGAACAACGCAGTCGGTGACTTGACCGGCGTGACCAACTTCCTGACCGCCGAGCAGTACAAGCAAATCGAAGCGATGAATCGCTCTGGCGATGCTGCGGGCGCGGCCAAAATCCTGTGGGACGCCTACGCCGACGCCATCGAAACGCGTGCGCCTGCAGCGACGGAGAACTTGTCCTCTATCGCGCGGGCGTGGCTGAACATCAAGAAAAATGCTGGCGATGCTGGCGATGCCGCGTTGAAGTTCTTTAGCGAGGCGTTGTCCGAAGAGAACATGCGCGCCACGCTGGGCTTCCAAGACCAGTTCAGTATCTTTCAGTTCCTGGGCAACGAGCCGCAGAAAAAGGCTGCGCCGCGTGCGCCGCTCGCCGCCAAAGACCCTGTTACCAAACAGGAACAGGATGCTTACCTGCGCTTCCAGCAGGAAGTCAAAGGCAACCTGACCGATCAGCAGCGCCAGAACGAAGAACTGAATCGCATCCGCGTCAACGGCAATGCGGCGGTGAAAGCCGGGTTGATAGATGTCACTCAGGTTTGGGATGCAGTCGATGCGTCCGAAAAGGCATTCGCGGAAGCGCAGGCGCGCAAGAACAAATCCGGCGCGGGTGCCGCGCGCTCGCTGGCCAACGCGCAGTCGAAAGCGGACCTGCAGGAATTCAAAGACATCCTGTTGCAAGAGCAGGATGCGATCCAGAACGGCACGCAAATTCTGCAGGCGCAGTACGCTGCGCGCCTGATCAGCGCCGAAGAGTATTACACCGGCATTCGCGGCTTCACCGAGCAGAGCCTGGCTTCGCAGGAAAAGGCGCTGGAAGGCGAGATTGCCGCGCTGCGCGGGCGCAATGTCGCGGGCAAGGATTCGGTCGATACGCTGCGCAAAATCGGTGAACTGGAAGCGCAGTTGGCGAAGGTGCGTGCGGACAGCGCAACCAAGCTGGCGATCCTCACGATCCAAGAGCAGGACTACAACGCGCAGCGCGAAGAGTCGATTCGCCAGTACGCCGACGCACTCAACGATTCCAACGATGTTCTCGCTGATCAGTTCGACGCGCAGGTGCGTGCGATCGGTCAAGGAAAACAGGAGTGGGAACTGCAGGAGCGCATCGCTGGCGCATACCGTCATCGCTCCGACGAAATCAAAAAGCTGGCGGCAGAGTTGCGCACGGGCCGCATTGACCAGTCGGAATACGACCGTGAAGTGAAGCTGCGCGAAGAGGCGACCAAGCGCGAAGTCGAAATCGTCACCAATGGCTACGATGCGATGCGCATTGCCGAAGCCGACTGGTTGAACGGCTTGAAGAGCGGCATCACCGACTGGATTGACAGCACCAAGAATGTTGCTGCGCAGATCGCGGCGATCACAACGAAGTCGCTGGATACTGCGTCGGATGCGCTGGCCGAGTTCGCGCTCACTAGCCACGCGAACATCAAGAAACTGCTGGCCGACATCCTGAGTGAACTGGTGAAGTTCTTTGCCAAGCGCGCGGTGCTGATGTTCGTTGAAGCGTTCCTTGGCGGCTCGTCCATCCTTGGCAGTTCCAGCGGGCATGTGCCGAGCAACCTGGTGCCGAATGCGAAGGGCAATCCGTTCACCAGCGGTACCACGCTGCCGAGCAACACCGTGCTGACCCGGCCCACGATGTTCAAGTTCGCGCGCGGCGGTCAGTTCGGCGTGGCGGGCGAAGCTGGCGCGGAAGCTGTGATGCCGCTGGAACGTGGCGCGGATGGCAAGCTGGGCGTGCGCGCATCGGGCACCGGCAACATGGTCAACATGAAGGTTGAAACCAACGTCTACTCCGATGGCAGTTCCGATACGAAAACTACCAGCGAAGGCGACGAGAAAGCCTTGTACGCAGAATTCAGCAATCACATGCAGCGCGTGGCCAAGCGCGAAGTCGAAGATCAAATGCGTCCTGGCGGTTCGCTGTGGCGCGCAGGAGTACGCGCAGCATGACCGACACCTTCGTTTGGAAAGCACACGCCGATTCCAACGGCGGCGGCGACTTCACGCTGTCCAAGGTGCAGTTTGGCGACGGCTATCAGCAGACCGCGCCGCTGGGCATCAATGCCGAAGTGCAAAAGTGGAGCGTGCGCGTCGGTGCGTACTACCAGGAAATGCAGACCATCATCGACTTCCTGCGCACACACAAGGGGCAGTCGTTCTTCTGGACGCCGCCGTTCACTGCGCAGGGTTACTACCAGTGCGATGCGTTCAAGCCCGTGCATCAGGGCGGCGGCTTCTGGACGCTCAATGTTGAGTTCTATCAGGTGTTCGTGCCGTGATCGAATCCGACCAGCAGAAATTGGAGCCGGGTGCGATCATCGAACTGTTCGAACTGGACGGTACGGCATTCGGTGCGGACTACATGCGCTTCCACGGTCACAGTGATGGCCTGATCGTGTGGAACGGCGAGGACTATGGACCGTGGGCGATCAAGGCGGAAGGCTTCGCGCGCACTGGCGCGCAACCGCCGCGTCCGCGTCTGAGCGTGGGCAACATCAACGGCTCTATCTCGTCGCTGTGCATGCTGTATGAAGATTTGGTTGGCGCGGTGCTTATCCGCCGCCGCACGTTCAAGAAATATCTGGACGCAGTAAATTTTCCGGGCGGCATCAATCCAGACGCCGATCCCGACCAGCAGTTCCCCGCCGAGTTGTGGTTCGTGGATCGCAAGACCAACGAAACGCCCGAAGCGGTGGAGTTCGAACTGGCGAGCGCGATGGAGTTCAGCAACGCGCAACTTCCCGGTCGGCTGATCATCGCCAACGTGTGTTCGTGGCTGGCCATCGGCGGCTACCGTGGACCGAATTGCACCTACAGCGGCCCGCCCGTTGCCAAGCGCGATGACACGCCCACTGCGGACCCTTTGCTGGATCGCTGCGGCGGTCGGCTGACCAGTTGCAAATTGCGCTTTGGCGAAGCTGGTAAGCTGCCCACGGGAGCGTTCCCCGCAGCAGGGTTGATCCGCGTATGAATCCCGAGACTCGCCAAGCCATCGACGCGCATGCGCTGCGCGACTTCCCGCGCGAGGCGTGCGGCCTGGTGGTGGATACGGCAGCGGGCGAAATTTATCTGCCCTGCCGCAACATCGCGCGCACCGTCAACGAGCATTTCGCAATTCATCCGATGGACTACGCCGACGCGGAAGAGCGCGGCGAAATTACTTGCGTGGTGCATAGCCATCCGAATATCCCGGCGCGTCCGTCCCAGGGCGATAAGGTCGCCTGCGAAAAGTCCAATAAACCCTGGTTCATCGTGGCCGTCTGGAAACAGCCCGAGGATGCCGTGCCGCGCATCGTAGGAGACTTCATGTGGGCACCGAGCGGGTACGAAGCCCCCCTCGTAGGCCGGGAGTTCTTTTTCGGCGTCCTAGACTGTTACACGCTGCTGCGGGACTGGTACAAGCGCGAGCGGAATATCGAACTGCTGGATTTTGAGCGGCACGATAATTTCTGGAACGATAAATTTGGGCCAGCAATGGACCTGTACGCTCAGTATGAATTGGCGGGCTTCAAGGAAGTGCGCGATGACATCATCCGCGTGGGCGATGTTGCGCTGATGCAAATTCGCGCTCCCTTCGCCAACCATGCGGGCGTGTTCGTTGGCGAGGATCAGATGCTCCACCACATGTACGGGCACCTGTCGATGATCAGTCCTTACCGCAATTCCATGTACCAGGAAAAAACCCGCCGCATCATCAGGTATCTGCCGTGACCACGAAACCCCTCTACGAGTCGTTGCGCACCATCCGCCTGTACGGCGAGTTCGGCGTGCGCTTCGGGCGCGTGCATCGGCTGGCGGTTGACTCCGCTGCGGAAGCCGTGCGTGCGCTGTGCGTGCTGCTGGATGGCTTCGAAGCGTACCTGATGAACGCCAAGGATCACGGCATCGGCTTCGCAGTATTCATCGGCAAGCGCAACATCCCCGAAGAGCAGTTGCACTTCCGCGCCAACAACGACATCCGCATCGCGCCGATCATCATGGGATCGAAGAGCGGCGGTCTGTTTTCCATCATCATCGGTGTGGTGCTGATCGGTGTCAGCTTCCTGCTGCCAGGCGCGGGCGGGCTGTTCGCTGCAGCACTGTTCAACGCGGGCGTAGCGATGGCGCTGGGCGGCGTGGTGCAGTTGCTGTCGCCGCAGCCGAAAGACCCGAAGAGCAAAGACAAGGTAGAGAACGAACCTAACTACGCATTCAATGGCCCCGTGAACACGCAAGCGCAGGGCAACTGTGTGCCGGTTGCCTATGGCAATCCGTGGTGCGGCAGCGCAGTGGTCAGCGCAGGCATCAGCACGGATGTTCCGATTGGCGACAACACGATTCCCGCCATCGGACTTGCGGGCGGTCTGCGCAAGTTCCGCACGACCGAGGATGGCGTCGAGTTCAACGAGTACGACCTGTCCGATGTCATGGCTGGCGCGATCACGTTGCGTCACGGTGCGACCAACGGCGACGAAGTTTGCTGCTACGCATCCGATGGCTATGTCTACGTTTCCACCTATCGCGGCGTAACTGGCACCTGGATCAAGACCGCCAACCTGACCGGCGTGGGCGGCGCGTTGCCGGGTCAGCATGTGCAAGCGGTAGCGTCCAACAACTTCGGCCAGGTTGTCATCGCACTGACTGAAAACACTTTCCTGGCACCTGTCTATTGGGCAGTGTCCGATGACGGTGGCCGCACGTTCTCTATCAGCGCCGGTTCTGTGATGGGGAGCAGCATCACTTCGCTTACGCACGGCAACGGACGCTATGTTGCGGGCGGCGACGGCGGCAAGTTCTGGTCGGTTGACGGTAACGCTTGGCACGGTCCATACGGTGCGCGCGGCGAAGCTGTGAACTTCACCGGCACCGTGTTCCTGAGTTCCTTTGATGTCTTGGAGTATTCGCTGGACGGGCAGACCTGGCTTGATGCTGGCATTCCTGCAGCAGAAGTCGGTACGCACGCCTGGGCCATCTGCGGCAACAACAATGACGCCTGGTATGTGCAGTTCAACGCACACGGAATCTATCGCAGCACCAACATGGGCGTTGCGTGGAACCTGGTACAGGTCACTACGAGTTGGCAGGCGCACCAGGCGAAGTGCATGGGCGATGTCGTTGTGTTTGCCGAAGGCGGAGCGGGCAGCGCGTTCCAGGTGCGCACCAGCATCGACGCTGGCGACAACTGGAACCTGGACCTTCCCGGTTATGCTACTTACGCTCTTATGCTTTTCGGGCGGTGATAAATGGATGACAGCATGATCCGTGGTTCGGGCGGCATGGGCAAAGCGCCCACGGAAGAACAGCACACGCCTGTTGAAGCGCCGGACACTCTGCATTCCGTTGCCTACGCTCGCATCATCGACTTGCTGAGTGAAGGCGAGTGCGAAATGTTTGAGAACGGGCTGCAGGATATTTACCTGGATGAAACGCCGCTGCAGAATCCCGATGGCAGCTTCAACTTCAAGAATGTGTACGTTGACATCCGTTCCGGCACTCAGTACCAGGAACCGCTTGACAGCTTCCCCGAAGTCGAAAGCGAAACTGCAGTCGGCGTGCTGCTGGAAACAACTACGCCCTGGACGCATAACTTCACGAACACTGCGCTGACCGGCGTGCGTGTGCGCCTGGCGGTTGCTGCGCTGTCCGAAGTTGATCCCGAGACTGACGACACCAACGGCTACGTTGTCGAGTTCGCTATCGACTTGTCCGTGGACGGTGGCGGCTACACGGAAATACTGCGCGACGAGTTCAACGGCAAGGCGTCATCGCCTTACGAGCGTTCCTACGTCATCGTGTTGCCCGAGGCGACTACCAACTGGCTGTTGCGCGTGCGCCGGATCACGCCGGAAGCGAACACGCAATACATTCAGGATCAGACCAGCGTGGTCAGCTACACCGAGTTGATCCGCGCCAACCTGCGCATGCCCAACAGCGCGGTAGTGGGCCTGCGCATCGACGCATCGCAGTTCCGCGCGATCCCCACGCGCGCCTATCGCTTGAAGGGCCGCATCATCCGCGTGCCCGCGAACTACGATCCGATCACGCGCATCTACACTGGCTCATGGGACGGCACGTTCAAGGTTGCATGGACGAACAATCCCGCGTGGATTTACTTCGATATGGCGACCAACTATCGCTATGGCCTGGGCCGCTTCCTGGCCGACGCGCAGGTTGACAAGTGGAGCCTGTATCAGATCGGCCAGTATTGCGACGAACTGGTTGACGATGGACTTGGCGGCAGCGAGCCGCGCTTTACTTGCGACCTGTACCTGCAGAAGCAAGCCGATGCGTACAAGGTCATGCAAGACCTGGCCAGCGTGTTTCGCGGCATCAGCTTTTGGGCGGCTGGCAAAATCATGGCCATCGCGGACAGGCCCGCCGATCCGGTCTATACCTTCAACAACTCCAACGTCATCAACGGACGGTTCTCGTATCAAGGTTCGTCGCGGCAGGCGCGGCACACGGTTGCGCTGGTGTCGTGGGGCGATCCCAGCGACTTCGGGCGCGGCAAGGTGGAGTACGTTCCCGATGAAGATGGCATCGCGCGTTACGGCATCCAGCAACTGTCGATGACGGCTATCGGTGCGTCATCGCAGGGCCAGGCGCATCGCTGCGGCGTGTGGGCGCTGCTGAGTGAACGGCTGGAAACGAACACTGTCACCTTCGGCGTGGGGCTGGACGGCACGATCCCGCAGCCAGGCCATATCATTCGCATCGCTGATCGGTTGCGCGATGCCGCGCGCCGGGGCGGGCGTGTGCGTGCCGCGACTACCAGCGTAATCACGCCCGATGTCATGCCCACGGTTGCGGTCGGTTTCAACCTGACCGTGATCCTGCCGACCGGCATTTCGCAGACGCGTCCGGTCAGTGCAGTTGGTGCAAGCACGATCACTGTCAGCCCCGCGTTCGACGCTGCGCCAGTAACGGACGCCGCATGGATTATCGAATCGGAGGAAGCGCCCGCATCGCTGTGGAAAGTGCTGGGCGTGACCGAGGAAGCGAATGAAAAGTCCATCGCGTTCAGCGTGCTGGCCATCGTGCATGATCCGGCCAAGTTCGAAGCGTCCGACTTCGGCATCACCATCCAGCCGCAAGACCCCGCGCAGAAACCTTCGCGTGTGCAGGCCGCGCCCGCCACCGTGACGCTGACCACGCGCACGGTGTATGACGGACCCACTGCGCGCAACGTGCTGTCGGTAGCGTGGGATCAGGTGCCCACTGCGCTGCGCTACGAGATTTCCCTGCGCCGCAACCTGGAAGAGTGGACGCCGCTGGTGCGCGTGCGCGGCACGCTGTACGAAGTGCCCAACGTGTTGCCGGGAGACTGGATCGCCAGCGTGAAAGCGATTGGCTACACGGGCATTGCGTCCCAACCGCGAGTGAGTGCTACGCTTACCATCGGAGCGTTGCAACAGTCCGAGGTTCTTACCGACTTCACGACTGGCGAAGTGCTGGTTGACTTCGAAACCGGAAACGTCCTTAACAGCCTCTAGGAAAACATCATGTACGGCGACGAAAGCAAATACCGCAAGCTGTTCCTGAAAGTCGCTGCAGCACCAGCAACGCCCGCCGCAGGGCATATCGTCACCTACGGCAAGACAGGTCCGTTCTTCTGCTACAAGGATGACGCCGGTACAGAGTATGTGGTTGCCACTGCTGCGGACATCGCTGCGCTGATCGGTGCTGCGCCTACAGGGTTGAACACGCTGGTCGAACTGGCCACTGCAATCGGTAACGATGCAGCGTTCGCAACTACCGTCACCAACGCGCTTGCGCTGAAACAAAATCGCTCGCCGTCGATTCAAGCCGTGGCATCTGCAGCGACGGTGACGCCCACGTTCTCGGACGATATGGTGAAGGTCACTGCGCAGGCTGTTGCGCTGGCGTTCGCCAATCCGACCGGCACGGCGATTCCCGGCTTCGCAATGGCCATCCGCATCAAAGACAATGGCACTTCGCGCGCCATCACTTACGGTACGCAGTACCGCGCCATCGGCGTGACGCTGCCCGTGGCCACGGTGCCAGGCAAGCTGCTGTATATCGGCATGGTCTACAACTCCGACGATACGAAGTGGGATGTCGTGTCTGTCTCGCAGGAATCCTGATATGCGCCCCGGTCAAATGCTGACAGTGATGGGAAGGGGATCGGCGGGTGGCGGCGGCGGAACCGTGACCTGGAATCCCAGCGACAAGCACGCGAACATCGCGCTGTCCGGTGGCAACCTGACTGCTGGCAAGAGCGGCGGCGCAGGCGCGTGGCATAGCGTGCGCAGCAACAACACGCATACCGAGGGCTTCTTCTACATGGAAGCACGCGCCACCGTGAAGGATGCGAGTGGCGGTCATCTGTTCGGCCTGATGGTTCCAGGCGACACGCTCGCCAACTATCCCGGCACAGGCGCGCTCGCGTTCGGCTGGTACTTCACCAACGCAACGCGGCAGTGCTATCAGAACGGTGCGCTTATTTCGGGCGGTACTGGCGGCGCAGGCGTGAGTGCTGGCGGATATGCGGGCTTGGCAGTGCGCATCAATGTATCTACTGGCCTGATCCGCGTGTGGGCGCGCACCAGCAATGTTGCCGGATGGTTGCGCGGCGGCGATCCATCGCTGGAAACCCTGCCGACGCATTCGTGGTCGGTGACTCCGGGCACTGCGATTTATGCCGCGCTTGGATTGCTTGGCATCACGGACAGCGATGATGTCAACTTCGGTGACTCCGCATTCAACATGGCGATCCCCACTGGCGCGTTGCCGTGGAAGTCCGCATGGGTCGCGCCGACCTTCGCTGATCCGTTCTGGGAAAAGACGGTGCTGTTGCTGCCCTTCGAAGGTGCAGACACCAGCACAAGCGTCACCGACCTTACGGGGCGGCACACTGCGTTCACCTGGAACAATCAGGCGCAGATCGACACCGGCAACAGTCACTTCCCGCTTGGCGCACTGATGCTGGATGGCGTGTCGGATTCCGTGTTCATCACCGACAACAATGCCGACTGGAACTTCGGTGTATCTTCTGGAACCGCAGGCGACTTCACGTTGGAATGCTACGCGGAGGAACGCACGTTCGTTCAATTGATGGCGCTGATAAGCCAGTACACAGGTGCGGGTGGCGGCTTCCTGTTCGGCATTGACAGTGGCGGCGTGGGCTTGCACATGCGTCAAGGCGATTCGCCAGTCAACCAGCGCACAGGTTCGATTGCTGCGAACACGAAGGATCACTTCGCCATCAGCCGATCCGGCTCTGTCGCCAAAATGTTCAAGGGCGGCGTGCAGATGGGCGCGGACATTGCCTGGTCTACCGCAGTCGGCGCGAGCGCGAGTCTTACCATCGGTGCGGACAGCCCCTCGCTGCCAAACAACGGCGAACTGGATGGCTGGATCGGATGGGTCCGCGTCACGCGCGCCGCGCGCTACACGGCTAACTTCACCCCGCCAACAACGCCTTACCCCACGGTTTGATACACTGCCTTTTATAGCCACGGAGCCGCGCCATGATTTTCCTGTCTGCTGGTCATTCCACCGTTGATCCTGGTGCGAGCAGCACCATCCAAATCGTTGACGGCAAGCAAGTGCAGCGGCACGAAGCCGACATCGCGGAAGAGATACGCAACCTGATCGCCTTCTATCTGATGCGCGACAAGGTTCCGCACGCTGCCGATGGCGTGGGCGACGAGAACATGGCGCTGGCGGATACCGTGAAGATCGTCGGCAGCAATCGGCCCGCACTGGAATTCCATTGCAATGCGGGGCCGCGAACCGCGAGCGGCGTGGAAACGCTTTCCGCTGCGCAGGACTATCCGCTGTGCCGCGAACTGTGCGCGGTGATCGCTTCCACGCTGCAGATTCCCAATCGCGGCGCGAAGCCCGAGGACTCTGGCCAGCATCATCGGCTCGCGTTCGTGCGCGCGGGCGGCATCATCGTGGAACTGTTCTTCATCAGCAGCCCGTATGACCTGGCGCAATACGATGCGAAGAAGTGGTTGCTGGCCAAGGCCATCGCAGCGGTCCTGATCGCGCACCGATGATCGACTACGCCAACATCCCGCCGCTGCCTGCTGACACGCCGCGAGTGCAGCGTGTGAGTTTGGCCACGATCCAGTTCCTGCAGCATGTTAACAAGCTGGATGGACTGATGGATTTCGTCGGCATTTGGTGGGGACTGTGGACGCTGGCGTTCCCGAATTTTTGGTACGGCTGGCCCGTGACGCATCAACTTGCGCGCATGACCGTGGGGCATCCCACGCTGATTAGCTGGACCGTGCTTGCTACCGGCATCCTGTGCTATGCGTGCAAGCGCATGCACTGGCCCAACGTGCGTATCTCTTCCAGCTTGGTTGCGTTTGTCTGCTGGTGCATGCTCACGACTGCATTCATCGTAGTGCGCCCGATATTCAGCCCAGGGTTTGCTTGTTACTCGCTGTTCGCAATCCTCAAACTCCTGTCGTATGTAAACCATGTGATCCGCATTGACGAACACGTTGTTCCCAACGCGGATCGCAACCGTGCTTAATTTCCTTAATCACCTGGTCGATTTGCTTGGCACCAATCCGTCGCTCACGCCCTGGTTGTTGCTGATCATCCTGTTCGTGCTGGCGGCAATGGCAGTGGCGCGTGTGGGCAAGATCGCACTGAGCAACGTCGATACGATGATGCAGCAGGGCGAAGCGCAGCGCGAACGTCTTGAAAAGGAAATCAATCGCAAGGATGACATCATTGCCGCACGCGACAAGCGCATTGCAGAACTAGAGGACGATCAGCAGACCACGATCACCTTCGTCACCGGGCTGCGCAGGGAGCAGGCGGAATTGCACGACAAGATTTTCGAACTGGAACGCACTAACCGTGGGCTGGTGCATGACTACCAGCGAGCATTGGAACAATTGGAGGATAGGAAATGACCGAGCGCAGGAAGGCACACTTCGATTGGCCGTCGCTGATGATGGCGCTGACCGGCGCGTTCGTGGCGACGGGGCTGGTCTGCATACTTGGCTTCGTCACCTGGGCACTGGTGTTCGAACAGATACCGGACGCCAACGCAAATTCCTTCACGCTGCTGATCGGCATTCTGTCTACGAACGTGGGCCTGGTAGTCGGATTTTTCTTCGGCGCGAGCTACGCCAACTCGCGCAAGGATCAAACAATCGACAACATGGCCAAGGCTGCGGCCAACCCTTCAACGCCACTGCCTACATCGCCGGGGCAAGTGGACCTGCAGGAAGGCGATCAAATCAAAGTAACAGCCGTGGGAGATACACCATGAAGCAAAGACTGTTGTGCGGGCTGGCGCTCGCGTTGGTGATGTTTACCGGCGCGTGTCAGACCCTCACGACCAGGCAGAACATCGCTGCCACCTGTGAAACTGCAGCTTCCGCACTGCAGGTAATCACGGTGGGGCACAAGGCTGGTCGTGTTTCCGATTCGCAACTTCGTAGCGCCATCGCGCTCTATGAAACTGCGGTCATCCCCGTGTGCAGCCCGAAACCTGTTGCCAGCCTGAGTGCCGTCGATTATGACGCGCTGATCGCTGCGGCGGCGCAACTGGCACTGACCGAAAAGGAAGCCAAGCCATGACGCGGGGTGAAATCGAACTGGCGCTGTTCCTGGCGCGGCAAGTGCGTGACGGTCTTGCGCGCTTGAAGATGATCCGCGACGGCAACCCCGAGGTATACGATGCGGAAATCGGCAAGCATGTGGACCTTGCGCTCGCGGAAGCCAAGGCGGAACTTGGCTGATGATTTTGCAGTATGATCCCCCTCGGGAAATCCGTCCCGAGGGGGAACTGCAATGACCGAGACAACCATCACCAACTACGCGGCTGCTGGTGCGCTTTCCACTGCCACCGGCATCGCGCGACTGACATCTGCTATCGACGCGGCGTACACGCTGGCCGACGCGAGCGGCCTGACCACGGACGGTCTGCAGAAGGACATCGTAAACGAGAGCGCCGCTGGCTATCACACGGTCACTGGCAACTTCGTCAACGGCAACCAGCCCGCCACGCGGCTGATCATCGCTCCGGGCGGCAACGTGCGCCTGCTGGCGACTGGCAATGGTTCGTGGCGCGTGATGAACGCCAACCACGCGACCGTCATCTGACCTGGGAGCAACGGCTATGGGCGTGACCTTCAAACCTGGCGACACATTCGATGCTGCAGGCGTGCTTTCCGGCGTCGAAGGCGTAGTGGACTTCACCAACTACACGCTCAAATGCCAAATGCGAAACAAGGCAGGCGGCGCGTTGCTGGCGGATGCCGACATCGAATGGAATGGTTCGTTGGTCACGCCCACGCCTGCAATGACGATCCACGTTGATGCAAGCGTTACCGCGACCTGGCCCGAGAACAGCCAAGTCGTGTTCGATGTCGTTATCTCCGATCCGGCAGGCAACATCGCCACCACGGAGAGCGGCATCATCAACACCAGCAAGCGCGTGACGGTGCCCTGATGCTTACCATCACGCTACGTTCGGCCACGCTTGCGTTGACGATGCAGCAAGGCGTGATGAATCTGGACTACGACAACGAGCCGTTGTTGCTGGAACTGGTGCCGCTGCTGATTTCAGTCGGCGTGCCGGGACCGAAAGGCGACAAGGGCGATCCCGGCGATCCTGGTGCGGATAGCACCGTGCCCGGTCCCAAGGGCGATCCCGGCGACAAGGGCGACAAGGGCGATCCCGGCGATCCTGGTGCAGACAGCATCGTGCCCGGCCCCAAGGGTGACAAAGGTGACGATGGTGCAGACTCCACCGTGCCCGGTCCCAAGGGTGATCCCGGCGACGATGGTGCAGACTCCACCGTGCCCGGTCCCAAGGGTGATCCCGGCGATCCTGCCAGCGTCACCGATGCGAACGTGTCGGCAGTGTTGCACGCGGCGGCTGCAAAGAATCCGCCTGTCGATGCCGACGAGTTTTCATTCCTCGATTCTGCTGCCGCGTGGATCGTCAAGAAATTCACCTGGGCGCAGTTGAAGAGTTATTTTCAGCCTGCGCTTTCGCTCGCTGCCAATACGTTCTATGCGCGCAGCAGTGCTGGTGCAGCCGCAAACAAAACCATCACCGACAAAGCGTTGGCGCTGCTGGACGATGGCGATGAAGCTGCGATGCGCGCCACGCTTATTGCTGGCGGCGCGATTGACGTGCAGACCTTTGCTGTATCTGGATCATGGACGCCACCAGCGCAGGGCGTGCGTTGCACGGTAATCCCGATTGCGGGCGGCGGTGGTGGCGGCAGCGGGCGGCGCGGTGCTGCAGGCACAGTGCGTTGCGGTGGTGGCGGTGGCGGCGCAGGCGGGCGCAGTGCTGCAGATTTTCATATCGCTGACCTGGCCACGCCTGTAGCAATCACAATCGGCGCGGGTGGCGTCGGCGGTTCTGCCAAGGGCACTGATGATGTCAACGGCAACGTTGGCGGCAACGGCAATCCTACGACCTTCGGCACCTACCTTTCTGGCAACGCTGGTGGCGGTGGCGCGGGCGGAACAGCAGCAGCGGGTGC